TTAAATTCCTGGGCACCCGGAGTCGACGAGACTGAGCGCCAGCGATGTCGGTTAGGAGACCTCCGCCGGGGCCCATACACATTGTAATCGCCCCGCAGGGCTAGATTCTATACAACAAGGGGCCCTCCAGGGGAGGGACCAGCCCCCCGCGGGGGGTAGAAAGGAACAAATGATTATATTTAAATATCTTTAAATCTAAGAGCTAGATTAACACTCCATGTACTATGTACATTACTTCCGAATTCAACAAAATACAAAGCTCCTTTTCCAATATCAGCGATAGTGGAACTATCAGCGATATATTGAACTTGTCTTGATTTTAATGCAAGAACTTTATGTATAGCCATAGAATGTTGATAATTTGTAGAATCTGTACTTGAATAACCACTTGAATAATTTTTTTGCCATAAAATTTTGAATCTCCACATAGTATCGACTCTTTGAGCGGTACTTATACCGGCATTGCTGAAGATATCAGTAATTGCTGGTGTAACACCATTTGGTGCATTATCCAAAATAATAAAATATCTTGTAGAGTTAGAAACGAAATCAGAATTTGGGACTTGTCGTAGATAGATATCCAAATTTGTTAGGATTATTTTACGTGCATCTCTTTGATTAATTGAACTTCCGGTTGAAATTCCATTAATAAGAGTTATACTTCCAGCAGTAGAATTTGCATTACTTGCAGTAATTTGTGAAACTTTAGTTTCATTTCGTTGTCTGTGATCAGAGGTTGGTCTAAACCTTCTTACTACAGCAGTAGGAGCTTTATAACGGACTAATTGATTTTGAGCTGGGCGTTTTCTTTTATATAATGTTAACATGATGATAAAATAATTATTGGTAGAATAATTAGTAAAACAATTATAGTTCTTAAACAAAAAAGTATTTTTTTTAAAAGCATTAATGGGCTGACTTTATATCCATATAATCAGTCCCGCAGGTTCGAAGAAACTGATATAGGTCTAGGGGGGCTTGCCCATTATTACCCTAGACCTAGTGTACCACCGCCATGTGTACCACCCCTTTCTACCCCGCTTGGGTAAATTTTTAAAATTTACCTCCGCTCCTCGGACCCGATCCGGACCCGAGCAAGAATTTATCATTTTGTAATGGAATAAATATAAAAAGAGAGCAGAATTTTGAAAAAATTATGTCAGATTCAGAAACAGCCAATGAACACCGAATTATCAGAGTACCCAGAGGACTTAAACGAGGCCGTGGATGGTGCTTCACTTGGAACAACTATCCTGATGATTATAGATCTACATTCGATGCAATTGAATGTCGCTACATCATTGCTGGCGAAGAGCTGGCTCCAAATACAGGAACACCACATCTTCAAGGATATGTTATGTTTGCAACTGCTAAACGTCCAACTACAGTTATGGGACTCTTTCCTGGTTGTCACCTCTCCAATGCCAGGGGGACCCCAACTCAGAACGTGGAGTACTGTAGAAAAACTCGCGCCGTGGATGAACATCCAAATGAGCAAGTTTATGAGCGTGGAGATAAACCTCTCGACCCAGCTGACAAGGGTGCTATGGAACAAGCTCGCTACCAGAGTGCTTGGGATTTTGCCAAAGCTGGAGAAATTGAATCAGTCGATGCAGATATCAGAGTTAGACTGTATTCCTCCTTACGACGTATTGAAAAAGATTTCATGCCCGCAGTTGGACGACTTGATGCACCTTGTGGGATCTGGATACATGGTCTTTCCGGAGCTGGAAAGTCCAGAGCCGTCCTTGACGCGTACCCCGAACTCTACCCCAAACCCAGAAACAACTGGTGGGATGGATATCAAAGAGAAGAAGTTGTCCTCCTTGATGACGTCGATAGATTTGATGTTGCCCTCGGAGGGAAACTCAAACATTGGGCAGACTGCTATCCCTTCATTGGAGAAAACAAAGGGGGATCGCTTAAAATTAGACCAAAAAAGTTTTTTGTCACATCGCAATATAAGATTGAAGAAATTTGGACTGACCAAGAAACAGTAGACGCATTAAAGCGTAGATTTGTAGTTATTGAGAAATTTTTAGGACAAAATATAATTCTTTAAATTAGTTAAATTCCTGGGCACCCGGAGTCGACGAGACTGAGCGCCAGCGATGTCGGTTAGGAGACCTCCGCCGGGGCCCATACACATTGTAATCGCCCCGCAGGGCTAGATTCTATACAACAAGGG